TCCGGTTATTGGAGGATAAAATACAAGATTCCCGGTATATGAAACTGAAATAACTGATCCAAAATCAAATAATGCTTGTGTAATTTTCATATCAATGAACCCATTCAATAGTTCCTGTTACATTTACAAAAGTAAGAAATTTAATCCCTGTTTGAGAAGTGGAAATACATTCATCTGCTCCAAAAGAAACACTTCCTGCCGCTGAATTATCAACACGGATTATCAAAGATTTTCCAGAAGGAATATCTTGAACAGTTAATGTACAAGCTGTTGAAGCAGTTGTTTTAATTCGATGAATAGTTGCAGTATCATAATCTGCTGTATAAGTACTTGTTACAGTAGTTTCTGAAGAGGCAACAACATCAGAAATATTTTCTTCAAGGCTTTTAGAATCTACATACAACGCTTTAGAAATACCTGTGCTATATGCAAGCACTGGAGGGGTGAAATTTCCTGTCCATCTAATAATTCCTTTTGAAAATCTTAATTCATCAACTTTACCAATAAATCCGTAATCTCCAAAAATAAATCCATCCTCTCCTTCAGAAGAAGAAATTGAATGTGTTGTTGAAGTAATCAGATTACCATCAAGATATGTTTTCAATGCAGAAGAGGAAGTTCCATCATAGGTAAGCGTAACATGATGCCATGCTCCATCACTAACAGAACCAATTGCGAAAGACACCCAGCCACTTTCATAAACTTCAAAACTCAAAACACCTGATCTTAAATAAAAATAAAATCTATTAACATCATATCCATTTTTACAAAATGGAGATGCCCCTGAGGCGGTTGTGTCTGTTGTATTAATCCAGAAATCACAAGTAATTTTATCTGAACTTGTAAAACCATCATAAGTTTGATTTTTTGTATATTTCAAAACTGTTGATCCATCAAAACTGAATGTATTTCCAAATTTACCATTTGCATAGGTAGTTGTTCCAGTAACTGTTCCTCCAGTAATATGTCCGGTAGAATCCACTAAAGAATCATCAAAATGAAAACATGCAGAAGTATATTCGTCAATCCCGCCCGTTGAATATCCAAATCTTGTATAATGCCCTTCTGATTCTGCACCATAATTAGAAAGATCAATAGGTTTTTCTGTCAGATCATCATAACTTGTAATTAGAGTAGGTTTACTACTCAAATCACTATAGCTTCCACTAGTTGCAACAGTTGCAAAAGTTGGTTTTCCAGTAACACTTTCCCAAGTAGGATTAATAGTATTGCTATCAGTATTTACCCAAGCAGAAGTATCAGAGTCCCAAGCCCAAAGAGTATCAGCAGCTCCGACACTTGCAAAATCTCCATCAACCCCTGTTGCATGAGCAAAAATCAATGCTGCACTGGTTGCATAATATCCTTTATATCCAACTAAAAGATTATCAAGTTTTGTCTTGTCTGTTGAGGACATCAATCCTGCAACTTCAGTAGTAGCATTTGCAAGCATAGTCTGAGTCCATGTAACTCCGTCCAAACTATATTCAGTAATCTTTGTCGAAGTATCAACTTGCAAAAGAACTGTTTCACCACCAGATTTAATTCCAAATATTTTCTTGCTCATAATGTCTCCAAAATTTTATTTTTCAATGCAGTAATTTGCTCACTAGTAATTCCAGCTTCAGTAATAGCAGAAATCACTGTAGAATTATTAAAATCAATACCCTGAGCCTCAAGCCAATCGCGCTTAATTATAGCATCTGAATCTAGAATAGAATCCAATAATGTTTCCATCCCCAAAGCTCTCATAGCAAGTCTTATTTGACGTTGAGTATAATATTCAGGAGTTTCATTAACAATATAAGGAGCAATTTCAGCATCACTCATTATAGTAAATCCATTTTCAGAAAGCCATGTCAAATCTTCATGGACATTTACTTTATTTCCATCATTATGAGGTGGGTAAACTATTTTATTATTCACAATTTTTGCATAAGGCATGATTAGGCTCCTCCTCCACCCCAAGCAGCAGGAATGGATGTATAATTAGTTAAAGTTGTAGCTCCTGTAAAAGCACCTCCGGGAGTCCATGTAATATCAGTTCTTCCCCATAATTTATTTGCCGGTGCAGTTCCTGTAATCTTTGCATTATAAAAAGTTTGATAAAAACTTACAGAAGAATTGGCTGTATAGGTTGGAAATTTATTACTTATATCCGAGGTCAATTTTGTAGCCCCATAAAAAGCACCAGTATTTTCAAAACATTGGGGAGTAAATACAAAAGTGCTAGGTAAAGATGTAAACCCGTTACCACTATCTCCATAACAAATTCGATATATACTTATGCAAGAAGCTGGTAAAGACAATCCTTCAACAAGTTTAAATCCATTACCAGTACAACCTATGAAATGGTTAGCTAGAGTAGTAATTCCCGAATGAAAGCGATATAAAGGATGAAGATGAAACAAAGGATTAGTACAACCATACCAAGTAGCTTGACCACTTGTTATTCCTGTGTAAAGCTTCATAGCTTCAATAACTTTTGTAGGAGTTCCCCCTTGATGATAAAAACGTGTATGAGGTCCTTTAATCTGGACTAAATAAGTTCCAGCTTTTGTATAAGTGTGAGAATATAATGCATCAGTAGTCCATGAAGTCTCTACACTATCTCCCCAACGTATTACACAGCCAGATGCTCCAACAAGATTAAAGGAATGAACTGCTGTTGAATTTGTAATATCAGAAGCAGTAATCTGCACAAGAAATGCTGAAACATTTCCTAATGCATATTTTACTCCAAAAGGATTTATAATATAAGGGGAGGGCATTATAATCCTTTCGCTAGATTTCCATACAAACCATTAGCATCATTATGAATAGTTACCCAATAAATTCCAGCCACAGACATATCAGGAGCACTTCCATCAAGCCATGTAATAATGGGCCATGTAAAAGAAACAACCGGAGAGGGCATTGTTATTTTCAAAAGAATGGTTGTATCTTTTGTAGAAACAGCGGAAAAATCAAATACAAGAGTTGCGGCTGAAACTGCCGTCCAATAAAAATCCTGAGGAACAAGCGTTGCAGTAATAGTATTATCTGCAACTGTAACCCGGTCATAAATATACCCATCTCTTCCTCTAATACCCTTGGGCTTCAGCGTCCAAGACGCAGAGGGCCATGAATCAGTTCCTGAGGAATACTTTACCAACAATGAACTGCTAGCCCATTGAAAAGAGATTCGAGAATCTGCACTGATATTATAACCGCTAGCATCACTCAAATCAAATTCGCATTCATCAGTAATCCCGCCAAGTTGGGTTTTAGTAAAAGTAATTGTAAAATAATCTTCCGAAACAGTTCCAAGAGTGGAAGTAACAACTCCGGCAGTATTTGTCGTAGTAAAACTTACAGCCGCTGAACCAAGAGTAATAAGTGCTCCGTCAGAACCGTTTGTTCCTAAATATTTTACCCAAGTTGCAGAAGCAAAATCGGTAATCGTAGGAGTTGCTATAGGAAGATTCACATTGATTTGTGCAATATAAAGAAGAGAATTGCTAGGAGTAAGTGAAAAATTAGTTCCAGAAGCATCTGAAGCATAAGCATAGTAAGTATAAGAATCAGTTCCGGCACTTGCAAACAATGTCCAATAAGCATTACTGGTGGTCGGAAGAGTCGGAGGTGCATTTCCCGTGCTTGCAGAAGAACTTATAAATACCCATGAACAATCCTGATTCAAAACTACTGCATAAATAGGATTTGAAACAGATACTGGATTATAAGTAGTTCCGGCGGCATAAACAGCAGGAACAGAATATCCGTAACCAACATTTCCCCTGAGCAACTGCATTGTAGCAGACCATGTAGCATCTACATTATCAAACTTTTGCTGATAATAAATATCTGTAGAAGCTTGAGTAGCATGAAAATTAGTTCCGTCAGCACTATATTGATAAACAAGAGGAGCATTCAAAAAGGACAAAGCCCAAGTCTTACTTGCATAATCCCCTGTTTGAGAAGGGAGTGTAATATCATTATCATAATCAAGAACATTTATAATTTTGAATGGGAATTCAAAAGTATTGATTGTTTCTCCGGCATCTACAATCTTATGCTGAAAAATCCCTTCAATAGAAGCAGTATTAGCATAATCAAGAGAATTCAAAAGTTTATGAGAAAGTGCATAAAGAGAGATTTTAAAAATACCCGTATCAGAAGAAGTATTATCAATATCAGTTCCAGAAGTTTTCATGAACAATGCTTCAGGAATTCGAACAACCGTTCCCGAAGTGGCAACAGCAACTGTAGAAGCTTCAGCCAGAGTAAATATAACAGTCGTAGCGGTTGCAACATAGGAAGTATAAGCAAAAGAAACAGTAGTTCCATCGGCTTTAATACACGTAATGGTTCCAGCAGGGTTTACATCGGCAGTATCGATTGTAGCGGTTGTTGCAACTGTGGTATCATTAATTGCAATGGCGGTGGTAAGCGTTCCACGAATTGCATGAAGATAATTATCATCAATGGAAGCTTCAGAAGAAACTCCCAATCCTGCAACTCCTGTCCATTCAGTCCATTCAGAAGGAATTTCAGAAGAAGTTACTTCAGTTACATAATGAAGCTCAATCACGGAATGAGTATCAAGGAACATGCTCAGATTATTATTTCCGAAGAGGGTTCCGTTTACATCATATAAATTTCCTGAGTTTATTTCATAATAAACTATAATGTCATTCGCCATAAAAAATCCCCCTTATATTTCTTTCATTAATTTCTTTAATATATAATATAGCACACTTTTTGCAAAAGTCAAGCAAAATATTTTAAATTATTCAACTATTTGCATAATATTTGCAATTATACTTATTGCAATATTTACTATAATTTGTAAAACCTGATAAATTGGAATTATTGCAAATGATTTTTGTTCCACGACATTTGCAATTGGGATTCATCTCTTTTGTGTCATCTGCATGAATACAATCTGTTATAATGGAAATAGATTGCACAACTAATTTGTCCTTGCATTCTTTTCCACTATGCAATAATAACAATTCCTTTACTTTTTGTTCATATTCTTCTTTGTTACAGTTTGAATAACTCATTATAAAACCTTAAATATCACAATTAGTTCTATTTAAAGAATTTCCAGTGCAATTCAAATAAGTTGAATTTGTATTTTCATAAAATCCGCAACCCTCAATGTACCCGTTTGTAGAGGCTACATTACCATTACATTCATACATTGCAGAACTTGGATTACGAAAAAATCCATACAAAAGCATTCCAAATGTTATATTATTATATCCACTAGAATTTCCGATTGCTTCATAAAATATTGATTCATTATTATCTCCAAATACAGATGTTTCAGAATTATTTCCTTTTATATAATGCTCTCCTTCACATTTATAAAAAATAGAAGAATCATTATTATAAAATCCAATAAAATTACTAAAACTACTTGAACTCACATTTATATTTGTTATACAAGAATTGAATATTGAATTTGTACAAGTATTTATTAAATATACATTTTTTAAATATATATCTAAATTACTTACAAGATTTGCTTCAATATTTTTAAAAATCAAATAGGTTAATTTACTAATACATTTATTTCCATTTATACTATAAAAAATAACTTTATCAATACTCCAAGGCTCAATAATAAATTTATCATATCCATTAAAAATTGATTCATTTTCATATTGAACCGGATAATCTACTGTTCCTTTCACTCGCAAAACAATATAAGTACAACAGGAACTTGAATTAAGACAAGTCAAAATAGGCTGTAATATAATTAATGCTTGATTAACACTTCTGAAAGGATTTTCTAAAGAACCGTCTCCGCTTGTATCCAATCCTCCTGAAACAGAATCACAATAAAATGGATAAGCTTTTACTGTTTTCAATACTGCTGTTCCAGTTTCATCTACTGTGTAATAGGTAACATCTTCCCTCAAAGAACTTCCTGCATATTTTCCTGCCATTGGAGGAGGAGAAGTTCTATAAGCTCCCGGAGTTCCATAAATAGCTCCATCAGATTGTAAAAGTATTGGTCTAACACTCATTCTTTACCCACCATATTTGAGGAATGCCATTTGCAACAACTGCTGGAATAGTTGAACTTCCAACAATTACACCAATATTGGAATGATCTTGTGCAACATAGGGGGTAGTTCCAGTATAGAATCTTCCTAATTGATAATATGCAAGTGCATCAGTATCACTTGGTATAGTCAATGTAGAAGAAGATTCAATAACAACAGCTTCTGTAGCATGAGTGTATTTCAAATAGAAAAGAGTGTTTGCAGTCAATGCACCAGAAAAATATGAAGCTATTGGAAAAGAAGTTTCATTAACCTTGCATGTGCTGTTCCCACCAACACTTGATTCACTTACATAGGTTTTTCCATCTGCAATTCTAACACCATAACTTGTAACTCCTTCAACAGTTGCAGAAATCAGATATAATTTGAAATATCCAGAATAAGCCGCTGAAGCAGGTATCAAGTACATTTGGGGAATTCCCGTCAAATGATCTTGAATTATATAGCTATCATTGGAGGAGCCATATACAAATCTACCAAGCTGATAATAAAGAATGGTTGAAGTGTCTTCTGGTATGGAAGATTCTGTTGTAGAAGAAATAACAACAGTATTATTTGTTGAATCATATTGTAGATAAAAAAGCATATTAACAGATAATACAGAAGAAAGATAAGGAGCAATTTCAAATCTTACATTATTTGCTTTGCAAATACTATTTCCCCCAACAGTTTCTTCATCCACATAAGTTGCTCCATCTGCAATCCTGACTGTGTAAAGAGTTTGTTCATCAACTATTGTGGAAATCAAATATAGTTTGAAATATCCAAGATAATCAGAAGTAGTTGTAGACCCTCCTGCACCAAACCCGGCAGAACGCCTCCCAATAGGGTTTATTCCTGTCTTTCCCCCATCACCCGTAATTCTGACAAGAGCATTTACATATTCCTTTGCACGAGGCCTTGTATCAGCACCAATAGCATATCCCATAATCTATTCCCCATACACTTTCCTAGGAAGGCTCAGACCATTCCATGATGTGATAAAATGTTCAAAAGATTCATTCCAGATAATATCTTTATAATCCAAAAGAATATCCCCATTCTCTTTCAAAGGAATTGGGTCACTGATATTCAGCTCAGGATGAAAATCACTATAATAACCAAATCCATTTACAACATGAAGTGCGTCTGGGAAATTAGTTTTATCACTAAGAATTCTCGAAGGATTTGAACTGAACTGGATTCTCCTTCTTTTACTAGAATCCCCTCCGACATTAAAATAATATCCAAGATTAGGATAAAAATCAGAGTATAAAGGTTTTTCACATTCCAATTCTATATTCAAAGTAATTTTATAATACTTTTTATCGGTTGTTAGAAAACTGCTTACAGAACGAAGCAATCCAGTCTTGGCTTTTATATATCTTCCGGCTATGAAATAATCACGCTTATTCATAGTCATTCTCAAATCATAAATATTTTCTATATTATTGATATTCCTGATAGGAACATAATAATGAAAACAAAGGACTTTATTTATCAACTGTTTATTCTTATAACAAATCTCTCCGCTGGAAGAATGAATCACTTCCAAAACGGATTTATTCAAATTCTCTGAAATATCCCTTGGATTTGTTATATTGATTTTATCCGCTTTTAATGAATATGCTATGGAAGATTGATAAACCTTATCATATTCACAAATTTCATATGCTGAATTTTCTACAATCATTCGCCCTCCCCATAATTACTATTAAATGAAACCTCTTCTTGGAAAACCTAACGGAGTCCAATCTGCTATTACAGAATCATAATATTTCACTACATTTATTTTACTTTCTTCCATTGCCTGTTCCATTGTTCCAGAATAAATAAGTCCATTACTTGCAAGAACAATAGGTTCTTCCAGATTCTTATAATCAACCATTGCCGCATATTTTGGATTTGTACCAGATTTTACGGTTGAAAAATATCCTATCTTCTTTTTCTTTCCAGTAGTTGTATCATAACTTGTTCCATCATATCCTGTACACCAACAAGCAACAGGAACACTATCAATATCAGGTCCAATCCATGATTGAAGGTCAACAATCTTAGATTCATCCTTTGCTATTGCATCTGCTTGTGTCATATATGCAGAAAAACTGGTTCCTACTGATCGTGATTCATATAAAGGTTTTTCAAATGATATTTCAATTTTTACCGCCACGCTATAATAGGAGGTTCCATTATATTCAGACATTGAAGGAATAATGCTTCTCAAAACTCCGCTTTTCTTTCCAATGATAATTCCGGCTATCTGTACATCCTTACCATTCACAGTATTCAATACACTTCTCATCCAAAGAGGGTTAAAAGTTTTTGTTCCATAAGTGAATGACAACATAAAATTATAAAGCTTTGCATTTCTATAAACAGGTTTTCCTACAGCATTTGTTATTATCGCGGTTTTTACTACCTGTTCGCCTTGCGCATTTATTATATATGTAGTGTCTTTTTTATAAGAAGTGCAGGAATAATCATCATAAGTAATAGGCTCTAATACTGCTCCGATAGCATCTTGTAACCAAGGAGCTTCTTCACTTGAAAAACCACTTATCTCAGACTTCTTATAATTTACAACATAATCCCATTTAGAAAATGGACCATCTACACCACTACACCAAGTATCTCCATTTTTCTTAAAATCTGCATCACTGGATTTATTGATAGAAATATCTGTCAATGGAATTCCCGATAAAGAATCTCCATAAATAGGAAGTCTAACAGTTTGAGTTCCTAACTTTGCATAACCATAAATAGTATTTGCAGTATCGGTTTTATCAACAATGAGTTGATAAGTATGTTGATAACTCTCTCCTACTGAATCAACATTGCCTGTATTTTTATCAAGAACTATTCTTCGTATCGCCATTAATCATTCCCTATATAAACCACATTTTATTCATACTATATAATATAGCACACTTTTACAAAAAGTCAAGTGTAAATTAAAAATATCACAAAGAACTCGAAGTTATTATAGTATCAGCAGTTCCTGTCATTTTATTTACCATTCCTTGTGCATTCTTATCTATGCTTTCCAAAACACCTTTAAAGCTTATCAAATGACCGAGCATATCATCTGTATTATCTTTAATATCCTTTACATTATCTTTGTTTTCTCTGTAAACTGTCTTTGCAATTATATCAAAAGCTTCTTTACCACCCATTTCAACAGCAGATGTTTCTCTAATAGCTGTTCCTAATTGTCCGGGAACTGATTTTTTCAATAACTCAAAATAATCCCCATATAAAGACTTAAATTTATCTATCTCTTCCTTTGGAGGGGTCATTCCGGGAATTATATATTCCTGAAGTTTCTCATATTGTATTGTAACTTTATTAAAAGCTTTTTCTTTCTTATCTTCTATAGAAAGACCTTTTCCTTCATATTCTAATATTTGCTTATCAATATCCATAATAGAATCTTCAATAGATTTTGAAAGAGATTCCATTTCTTTTGTAAGTTTTTGAGTTCCTTTGGAAAGCTCGTTCTGGTATATCATTCCTTTTTTCAAAGTATCTACATATCTTAAATATTCGGCAGAATCTGCTCCGAAAGAACTTTTTAAATCTGCAAAAAATTTATCATAAGCTTCTTTTTGCTGAGCTACATCTGTAATGTTTGAAATCTCAAATAAAATCTTTAAATCTTCTTTTATGGTAGCGTTCTGCTTAAGTTTTTCAAGAGCAATTAAGTTTTCTTTAATAATTTCAGAAATGGATTTTTCTTTTGAAAAAGTTTTAGCCAAAGTATTAAAAGCATCTTTTGCAGATTTCTCAATCTTCGCATAATCTTTTCCAATTTCTTGAATTAAATCTCTGTAAGATTTTAAATTTTCAAGAAATCCTCCGACAGCAAATTCGCCTTGTGTTTTTCTTATTAACTCTACAAAAGAATTTATATATTTAGAACTCTCTATCATTTCCGTATTAAATCCTGAAAATCCACTAAGAGCACGTTCTGTAATTTTTGACTTATATTCTAAATCAACTATTCTCTTGATGGGTTCCATTTTCTTAAACTCAGCATCTTCTAATTCTTTTATTATATTAGAAAGTAAATCTCTATTTGATTTTTCAAGCTCTATGGAAGGTTCTTGTACTGTTTTAATTTTCCCTTGAAGATTTTTTAAAGATTCTCCAAGTTCTTTAGATGCTCCGGGAACTTTTGCAATAGCTTCTTTAAGCATGTTAAATTTATAAATTAATTTACTATATTCCTCTGTTCCTTTTTTAGTATTAGCAAATTCTTTATTAAGTGCAATCACTTGTTCTCTAAGTGATGCAATGCCTTGATTTTCTTCTGGAACGGAGAATTCTAATTTAATTCCAAGAATTCTATTTGCTAAGTTAGTCATAGCATCACCAAATTGCTCTGTAAATCCAAAAATTCCTAAAGTGAGTATGTCTAAAGAAGCTCCGACAGCAGAAACTATAGTTACGAGAACTGCTCTTACTAATTTTGGAATAGAATTAATATTCTCCCATATTTCTTTTATGGCATATGACCATGACCCGGTTAGTTTGAGTAATTCAGACATCCATGAATATGTTTTTTCAATGGCTACTACCCAAATAGTTATTCTATTCACAATTAAATAAAATATCTTACTAAGATTAAGTGCTGAAAGAATTACTGCATGCGGAATTCCTATTTTTGCAAAATATGTTCCAATCTTTAAAGCTTGTTTAGCAAGGGTTGAAGTTCCTACAATAAGACCAGAAGAAATTGTTAATCCGGCTAAAAGAGTTCCTATCTTTTTAAAAAGTAAAACTGTAGATAAAACACCTATTAGAGCAGCTCCTATGCTAACAATTTTTACAAGAACACTTTGTCCAAAACTCAGATTCATATTTTCATTATATTTTATTAATGCACTATTAACTTCTTCAAATAAAGTTTTAACCCCAAGCAAAACATTTCTAAAAATACTTAATGATTGAGTTGAATTAGTAATGTTTGAAATAAAAGTACTTATAGAAGCAGATGTTTCATCAAAAACCTGTTTAAGTGATTTTTGAATTTCAACAAAAGCCGCTTGAGTAGCTCCTGCTACGTTTGTTTTATTTACAATTTCATCCATATTTGTTTGATAAAGAGCTAGACTTTTGGAAGCAAGAACGGAAGCCGCTCTAATATCCCGGTAATTAAAGCCTAATTCTGCTAATTTCTCAGTAGCTCCTCCTGTGGCATCTCTTATCAAATCAAAAGCTCTTTTCAATCCAATTACTCTAACAGCCGCCGCTGAAGAAGCATATCCACTATCTTGAAAAAGCTTATTTAACTGCTTATTTCCTTTTGCAAACTTCAAGATGGCACTATTAAGAGAAGTAACAGCAACGTTTGTTTTATAACCCATATCAGTAAGAGTAGCTACAGCGGCAGAAACTTCTTCAAAGGATATTCCGGCACCTGCTGCAACAGTAATAACATTTCCAAGATATTGAACAAGTTCACTCATGGGATTGATACCACGTTCAACTGTCTTGAACAATACGTCAGAATAATATTCTGCTTTATTTGCAGATTCACCATAAGCGTTCAAAATCTTAGAAATAAGTTCAGCTACTTTTTTAGTTTCAGTAAATCCAGCTACTGCTGAATATGCAGAAGCTCTTAATACAAGCATTGCATCAGAACCTTTTATTGTAGCAGAGTTGATTTCATACAAAGCTTCTGCAAGATCGGTTTTCTTAATACCTGTAGCTTGACTTAATTGTAAAATACCCGTAGTCATTCCTGCTAATGAAGCTTCAGATTCACGAGCAATCGTATTTATCCTGCGCATGATTGATTCAAGATCAATTAATTCAGTAATAGATTGTTTAATTGCACGGACAGTAGAATAAATAACACTGCCGCCAATAAAGGCAGCAACAATAGAACGAAATCCTCCAGCGAGAAGATTTAAACCAGATGTTGAGGTTGTAGTTGTTAGTGAATTTAATGCAGAAGTTGCTTTTTTAGTAGAACCAGATATATTCTTAGATGCAAGGGAAACTTTCTCCATTGCATTTGCCAATTCTATAAACTTTGAATATTCAGGAGCATTGGCAAGGCTTCCTAGATCAATAATAAGACTTCTAATAGATGTGACTAAAGCACTGCTGTCAAAAGTTGTTTTTTTGCTTGCACTTGAAAATGATTCCAATGTTTTGAAAAAATAACCAAGTTTACTTAATGAAGATGTTATTGCAGAAAATACTTGAAGATTTTCTCCTTTAAATTCCGTAGATAACATTGTTGTAAGAGATTGTAAAAATAACTTTATACCCGTTACTTTTTCATTAGCACCCATAGTATCAAGTTTTGTAAGACCTTCCATAGGAAGCTTTGAAATAATATTCAATGCGTTTGAAAGGGTTAAAAAAGTTTTGGAAAGCTTTGCAACCATTCCCCCTCGGTCAAGCTTTTGAACAGATTTTAATCCAAGCATAAGGCTTTTTAAAGAATCAAGTCCTGTCCAAGCTTTTTCAGAACCCGCTCCAGTTCCAGAAGTAATTGATGTTTTTATTTTTTCATTTACTTCTTTAGCAACATCTGCAACACTACTTCCAGATTTAATCTTTCCATACAAACCTTGAAAAGCAGATTGGATTCCTTTTCCTGCTCCATCGAGTTTGCTTCCAAGAGTTCCAAAAGTATTGCTAATATTCGCAAAGGATTTATCTACAGTGATAAGGCTTTCTTGAATTCTCTGAATATCATCAGCGGCAGCTTTAATAGAAGCACTAGCGCTTTCAAAAGTAGTTCCAACTTTTGATAGAGCTTCTTGGGTTTTACCAAAAAACTCATTAGTTCTTTTCATGGCATCGTCACACGCTTTAAAAGCGTTTACAAAACTTTGGCTATCAGCTACTAATGTAATTTCATCAGCCATGAAAGACTCCTATATAATAATATAAAGAAGGCTCTGGAATAGAACCTTCTTATAAATTTTAAGTAACTGAAACTCCGGGAATTGATTTAGCCCAATTAATAAACTGGTCCTCTTCTTTTCTTTGTTCCTCATCTCTTTCAACATTGGATTTAATTGAAATCATATATTTCTCAAGATTTCTATTAACCTTTGTATCTTTTTCAGCACAAACTTTCGTAAGAAGTGCCAATGCATAATCTTGTTTCGTATTGGCTCTCTTCTTTTTATCGAGAAACGCAATCCAATACATAAGCAATTCTACATCCATTTCTTCCAGCATCTTGCGCGGATCTGAAAATCCTAATGCCAGAGCAACTTCAAAAATCTGCTCCAACATTAGGTTATGGATTAGTTTTTTTCTGCTTGATCCGTATTAATTCCGGAAAATTTGGTAATCTGCTCAACAACTTCTTTCACAAAATCAACAGGAAGTGCTCTCAATTCACTGACGGTAAGTTTCGGAATTTCCAAACCCTTACTCATAGTTTCAAGAAGAGTATCTTTTCCAGTTCCTTCAAGAATACTTCCGGGAAGCTTTTTAATCACAACAGATTTTCCCTGAACTTCAACTTCCTTTGTCATTTTCGCGAATTCTTCCAATGCCGTGTTCGTCCAATATTCTGCCATTCTTGTCTCCTTAGTTTAGCAGTTATTGTAAAGCCTTATTAAACTTTACTTTAATATATAATATAGCACACTTTTTACAAAATTCAAGTAAAAGATTGAAAAATAATCAAAAATAATTCACAGATGATTATCATATTCTGAAAACCAATCTGTGAACTATTCTACTTAATTAGGAAACTTTAGCACCGCCAGAAGCAGTAAACGTATTCAAACCAACCGTAACGGATGCAGTAGGCATCTCATTGGTCGTAAGTTCAGACGGTTCATAACTCTTCAGATATGCCGTAGTGCTGGTAATCGTGGCAGCAGTACTTCTATTTCCACAGGTTCCAAACACCATCGTAAGAGTCTGTCCACCACCAGCTGCAATAAGCGCAAGAGCGGCATTGGTATCCTCAACACGATACACGCATGTAAGAGTCATTTCCGAAGGTTCGCTCAAATCAGCCGGAGCATATTCACGCTGAGTAGCAGTTTGGTTCGTAGAAATATCAATCTGATCTCCAGCAGAGGCTCCCGGAGGAGTCACCGAAGTACAAGTAAATACAAGCGTACCGAGTGTAACACTAATATTATGACCTGTAATTTCATAATTTTTAGGATTCGCCATTTTTAATTCTCCTATTTCTTCTAAACTAGTTTAAAGTAAATCAGATTATTCATCTGAACTATATGAAAACTTATCTTTATAAATTCAGTTTGAGCTCTTTCCTGAATTTCAGATAAGTTAATCATTCTATCAATTTATCAAAAAAGCTCTAAAAGAAATGTTTACATTTATACAAGTCTTATCAGAACCTTTTTCATAAAGCATTGCCGTTCCTTCACATTCATCAATCACAACCTGTAAATCCTCATCAAAAGCTAATCCCGTATCTGTTGAAGTTATTTCAGTTGCTACAGTATATGGACCTTTTTTATAAGCCGCTCTCAAAATATCCGCTAATTTTCTTGATAAACTTCCAGTATTCTTATCTCCGAAAACAGATAGAGTATATAACCCTTTCAAAGTATCAAAATCTTGTGAATAACTTCTTTCAGAAGCCGGAAAAAATCTCTCGGCTATGTATAATCCTTTACTATTCTCTTCATAAGTTCCTTCAAGACATACTGGACAAGTAATTGTATGTGCAGTTTGCATATCTTTCAGAAACGATCTGAAAAACGCTTGAACTATATAATGATCTATACTGCTCATTTACCAAATATCACTTTCGCTATATCTTTATTTACTTGCTTCTGTAATTTACTTAAATAAAACTTCTTTATTGCATCCAATGCTTGTTTTGTTCCCTCTCGTGCATAATCACTAGGTCTTAGCGGAGGGGTTTTTCCAGTATTGCTTTTCCATCCCCATTCTTCAACATGAGGTGAATACCCATATCCGCTATCAGATTCTGCATCATTTTTTATGATTAGCTTAAAGGATGATTTTGTCTTATATGAATCCAATTTATTCATAACTCTATCATATCCTATGGCTCGTATATAATTATTTGTGTCAATAAATTCAGAAGCTCTTGCTCTTTCTCCTTTTGGAACTATTGATTCTGAAAATCCTGTAGAAGAAATTCCCGGATCAGCTTCTCCTTCCAAAAACATTCTTGTTGCATAAATAAAACGTTCTGTTCTAACTGGAGCATGTTTCAAATATATTTCAAAATATGCAGGGATAAAATCTCGAATCACATCTTTTGAAAAACCAATTGCAACTTGCTGTGCATAATTTTGTAAGTTTGATTGTACTCCTATAGTAAGCCTAGGAACGTTAAACTTCCATTTAGACATAATCTCATACCTGTTTCCTTACTTGAAGCATCACAAGTGCCTTATTTGCCCCGGAATTAATATCCCTATGTGAGACAATCATATAAGTTGTACCAGCAATGGTAATACTGTCTACATTGTCCTGAACATCTGTAAAATCAATCCCTTTGCCAATAACTTTAGAATCTCCTTGTTGTATACCATAAGTCTTTGTCTCATAAGCTGAATATTTCAGCAAAGGAGAGGTAATCACATTTGTTGAAACAGTTGTTTCCGTCCTAGTTCCTTTAATAATATCAACAGTAGCACCAAGTGTTTTCTTTACATAAACAGTTGCAACATTTCCAAGAACATCAAGCAAGGTATCTGCTAAACCACCTTCTCCACTAAATATCTCATCAAATATATTTGCCATTTATTTTCAATACCTTATCAGCATAACACTTTTAGTATCACCTTCAGAAACCGTTCCAAAAAGCTCAAGATAATCAATAGCATCAAAAGATACTTTTCTAGGAATAAACTCTTTGCTCAATTTAATTGACATAACATCCATTTTAGCTTCACTAAATCCTTGTGTAAGAATTGACGGAAGTGAAATGCTATTCGTTGCAAGATATTTTGCCTGTTCAAACTGCGCCCATTTAATTTTCTCTGGAATTACTGTATCCTCATACTCTCTTCCGTGTCTGTCAACTAGATCGGTTCGGGGGAACTGTAAAGACTGTTCCCCGTCAGCAAGAGTACCAAAAGCAGTCAACAACGTGTCATTTATCATTACAGCCTGTATCATACGAGCAATAAGCTCATCATCTTCCATCGCAAGAAACGTGGAAGCCTCGCTCCTATTAGCAAAATAGGCTTTTAATTCTTCCAAAGTTCCATAAGAATTGGAATTCTCTCCACCTATTGTTGTATCCAACGCATCAAATGATATTGACATGAATTATTTACGCCTTATAAACAATCGGATTTGATCTAGTCCCTAGAACCTTTTTATTCTGCCTCTGAATTTCTGCCGAGATAATATCTCTCATACTTTTCTCTCTCGGTTTAATTGCAGATTTCAGAAGAATGTGCATAGGAATATCTTCAGTCAAAGGCTGAAACGGACTATCATTAATCTTTTTCTGTTTGAGTTCTTTTGCTTTCTGCTCAAGTTCCTCAGGAGTATAATCATCCAAAGACTTAACCGGATTTACTTTCTCAATCATTTTTTTAGCGCTTTCGTCATTAGTGACTTGTATGATCGTAGAAGAAGCTTTTGCATCCTCTTTAATCACATTTGAATTTCTAGCCATATTTTTTCCTTTTATCAAGTTAAGCTAGGGAGAGAAATCACTCCTCTCCCTAGTGGAGACTGCTGCAAGAACTATGCAGGTTTTATCCGAGCGTTGCAATAGCAACAAATTTAATGCGTTCGCGTTCCGTCCAAGCGCGCGTCCAAGAGCTGGCAAGCGCAAGGTTGGCATAAGTCAAACCGTGTGCAAGAGCCGGAGTGGTCGTAACATTGACCTGATAACCACGCGGATGAACCAGAATGGCTCTGCGAGAATAAAGAATCTCTTCGCCCTGTCCGTTACCACTTGCAGGATTACGTTCAATTTCCTGTGCAATTCCGGGATCACCATAATTGAGAGAAAACACACCAGTTCCAAACATGTAAGTGTAATATTTATAAACACTTCCACCCAAGGAAACTTTAGGCATATTTTTGTCAATGATAACACGCATTCCGTTATAAGTTTTGAACAGAGTGTTGTTTTCAGAATCGCGAACAAAATCAATAAGGTTCTGCTGTTCAAGATTCGTATAAACAACCGGGTGCATGGCAATCATGGTAAGGTCTTCCATGTATTCGCCAAGATAACCACGAGCAGTAATAATAGAAGCCGCACCGAGAGTGGAGACTTCACCCGTTCCGGTCTGTGCAGAAATATCATACACAAGGTCAGAATCATGGCTAGCAACGGATTCAGCAAGAATACCTGTAGCGGCATAGATGATGCGCTTCTCACCATCAGCCGTCCAGAAGTCATCAACTTTCATTGCAATATCATACATCGGACTAGACCCTGCAAGCAATCCAGCAATATCTTTAGCTCCCCACGACTCATTCACAAAGGTCTTAGTAGCAATTTCTCTGCTGGCAGTAATACCACCGGGGGTTGAATTCACATCAGAATCATCACCGACATTAGGCTCGGCAATAGTAATCGGATTCCAGAACGGAAGAGAGATAACATCCCCTCCTTGAACAGCATCCATCAATTTAGTAACAGCAGGGTCACTGAACGCAACTCCACTTTTAATAAAGGCATTCCTTTCCAGCAAATCCAAACTATTATAAGGTGTAAAAAGTTCTGGAACAACAACATCAGTAATTTTAACAACGGCCATAAGGCTTCTCCTATTTTAAATTTCAAACTTTCTTTGAAACTACTTTAAGAAGGATTATTTAGCCTCACGCCGCATAATCTCAGAGAATCACTCTCTAGACTTCTCTTATAGTCTTTATTTATAGGGAGCACCATGCTCCCTTATATTTATTTTTTATATTTTTCAGCCAGAGCGTATGCTCTATCAGGATTATCCTTAAAAAGCTGAACTCTTTTTTGCATATTTTCTTTAATACGATATCCTTTACTATTAGGATTAAATACTTCTTCCCAATTAACTCCACCAAGACTGCTAGGACGATTTGCACCGGCAGATACATTTGCTTTAAGAAGGAATGGACGATCTTTCCAGAGAACATCATTCAGCCACTGTTTAACAGTAAGCAAACCATCTTTGGTAACAAACTTCTTAGTATCTTTATTCAACTCCAAATCACGCTTTGCAAAATCAAGAGCAACATCAAGACCCCCTTCAACACCTTTTTCAGCATAAGCTTCACTAAGCTGGGAAAAAAGCATCAATCCGGTAATCTCTCCTTCTTTTTCAGAAATGATTTTATCTTTTTCTGCAATAGAGGAATTCCAATTATTCTGATACTCAAGCAACTGAGCTTGATGTGCAGAACGGGTATCTTCCAAACGCTTCCTGAAATCTTCTTCGGTTTTAGAACTTCCGGCAACTTCGAAGTTCTTAAGTTTACTTTCCATTTCACGAGCAGTTTCAGGAGTAAGTGTTCCAAACGCTTTCAAATTCTTTTCGGCGGCTTCCCGGAAAGCACGTTCTTTATTCAAGGCAGTCCGATAACCTTCAATATCTTTTTCCGATTTTGCGCCAACCGCATTAAGCTGATAAGCTTTAATTTTAGTTTTAACACCATCTTTCTCAACTTCTTGTTCTACCTCTTTATAGAGAGGACGAAAGGTTTCTTCAATGGACTCAAGATTTTCCACTTCAAAATTCAGTTCTGGCATAACATCTCCTAATTTACCAATCAAGAATCACTCTTGATTATTTATATAATCTCAAAAATCTCACATCCTTGAGCATTATTTGTAAGTATGGTAATTTACTTTACTATATAATATAGCACACTTTTTTAAAAATTCAAGTAAAAATTTGTAAAAATATCAATTATTTTCTACTTTTCTTTGATTTAAATACATTTTAAATGAACTTTTATTATAAAATCATAGATTTATGCTCTTCAAACAGTTCCATCTATGATTTCAATAATTAACACCTAAAATTAATTTGCATCATTCTGAACTACAATCTTTGCAACTTTCTTTTTAGGATTTGTTTCAACAGGTTCTACAGGTTTAAGTTTATTTATTTCAATATCAAGAAGAGCTTTCTTTTTCAAACTTTCAAATTCAATATCTTTTTGCATCTGAAGTTCTGCCCTCTTTATAGCCAAATCCCTAGCATCCTTTTCAGCCTGAGTTTCTCTTCTTGCTGTATTCCATTCATCAAAAGTCGTAATCGGAGTAAAGTTCTGTGCTCTCAGATTAAGATAAGTATCATAATCAGAAATAATAACCCTATTAGCATTAACGGTAGAACTAATTGAAATAAGGTCAGAAAGCTGAGGAGATGTATGAAATTCTGTAACCGGAACAATAGAAATGCTATCAATACCAGACTCACCTTCTTGTGGAATATTACCGTTCCATTCAGCGGCTTTCTTAATAATCAGGGCAAATCCTTCAGCAATAGTTTTTGAAATGGATTTAAGATTACTAGTCCTCAGTGAAATTCTTTTCCCAACACTAGTTCCACTTTCATCTCCTGCATTTTTCAAAATGGACAATCCAAGAGATTTAATATATTCAGTAGTATTCTGAATTGCAAGCCTATATTCAGACAAACCTACTCCGTTGCTTTCTACCAATTTCAAATCAGCTTTTTCAGAAGATACAACGCAAACTTTATTAGTTCCAACATATATATCCTTATCAGAATCTACTCCGTTTGCAAAATAAATTCCAAATCCTGTTTTATAAAGATACTCCCTGAAGTCTGCATTCAATCCATAAAGATATAAACAACCTTTGCAAATAGGATATGCAAGAGGCTTTTCAGGATATAAAGACATTTCAGTAGAGCCAAAGCAAAAGAAAGGAATGGAGTTAGAATATGACCCATTCAACCTTGGATAACGAATTTCAGTACCATCTACTTCGGCAAAACCGTTTGCATCAGGTGCAGGAGGATTGAATATAGCTTTTGTAAATCTATCTCCTGTATAAGTATAATACAGAGGCTGTTTCAAATAAATCTCTCTGATAGTTCCATCAGAATCATAATAAGTATCTTTTATCTTCAATCCTAAAAATCTAAACTTCTCAACAGTTTTTGCAGACAAAGATTCATTTTCATAACTTGTAAAACTCTCATCCAGAAGAATCATAGTAGGAATTTTTCTTCCATTGAAAATAGAGTATCCCCAATTACGAATAGAACGTGTTCCATATTTAATCATACTTGGAAACAAATCTGCTTTCATCTCGATTGTTTCAGGAGGATCAAGAAGAATTCCGCATCTGGAATATTTAATCACATCATCAATGACTTCTCCATAAATATCCATGAAGGTTTTATTTGCTTCATCTGTAGGAGAAATAAGATACTCCTTTTCAATCTTTTCAGGAACATTTACTGTAGGGTCTTTTTGCCTGAGCATTCCATTTACAGCAGAAAGATAATCATAAGTATATTCAGGAAATTGTGCATTCCTCAAATATCTTGCATAAATAGCCGCTCCATAAACAGCATCTGAAGCCATTCCTTCTGTTTTACTCAAATAAGTTTCAGTCTTACTCTTAATAACAGCTTCTCCATCCACACAATCATCAATCAAATCCCAAACCCCTTCATAATCCTGATAAGCTTCATGATCGACAATTCCAGAATTCTTTACATCATCATTTTCTGCATACATAGTAAATTTTCCTTAATATATTAAAAATGTATATCTCGTATAACAACTGTTTTAGGTTCTATATAAGCATTCCAGATTGCATAAACAAGAACGTCTACTTGGTCATCATGTTTATGTGACATTGCCGGAGAAAATTGTGATATTTCCAACAAGAAATTAGCTACCCATAAACTTTTCTCTGGAATGTAAATTCTCTTCCCTTGAACATATGGAAGTGCTTGTTGTGCTCGTTGAACCTTCTCTCCTTTTGGAGCAATATCAATAATGGGAAGTCTTGTATCATTTCTAAGAGTCTGAACCAATCCCTGCCCTGAAGAACGAAATTCAATGAAAAATCCTTTGAAAATACTATTTGAAAATCGAGTTCTTATTGCCGTGGCAAAACTAATTGCATTCCTTGTGAGTTCAGGCATTTCCCATTTACCCTTCATCAAGTCAAGCAGATATAAATTTTTATTAACTTCCCCAACAGCCAATAGAACAGAACTATCAGAATAAGTTTTTGCACTAACTGCCGTATCTGCAAATATCTTTACCGAATCAAATTTTTCTGGAATATTATTATAATTCTGGAACCAATCCGTTTGAAATAAAGCTCCTCCCTTTGGAACTGGATTCTGCTGATACTGTGCTTCAAATTCATAAGTATTTTTTTCTTTATATTCAAAAAGCATTTTCTTTGGAACTTTATATTCCCAATAAGAAGCAGCTCCTGTTTTTTCAATCTCATCATTAATATAATCATGAGCAAATTGTTTTACATTCTCTGGAAAAGCATCATAAATTTCTCTGTCAATAAGTGCAGGGATTGAAATATGCGTCCAATTCTCCTTAGCCTGAACAGAAAGCAAATATCCTGTAGGATCATCTTCATTGAGTCTCTGCATAATCATAAGAATGGGAGTTTTACCTTCAAGAGCACGTCTACTACTAACCGTACTTGACAGAACTGTATTTGCTTCATCTCTCTTTGCCTTGGAAGCCGCATCCATCACTTTTATAGGGTCATCAATAATAATGCATCCGGTAAATCCTTCTTCCATATACCCCCCGCGCTTACCGGTGATACCACCTTTCAAAGAAACAGCAACAAATTCCCCTGCATTTATTTGATTTCCATAAGATAAAGTCCATTCGGCTTTTTTATCATTATCAGCTTTAAATGAATAATTTCCATACAAGGCTCTGAACTCTTTTGAACCAATAATATCTTTTACAGCAACTGAATGAGATTCAACGAGTTCTGAATCATAAGAAATTTCCAAAAATCGACAATGTGGTTTTTTAGAATAACAATAAGCCGGAAACAATCGGCAAAGCATTACACTTTTAGAAGCTCCGGGAGAGATATTGATAATAACATTTTTCAATTCCTGATTATAAACTTGCTCAAGAATTTTGCAAAGCCATTTATGATGCCAATTCATAAGCATTGTTTCACCAGTAAGAACCTTGAAAAAATAGGATGCAAATTTAGAAAAATCACTATCAAAGATTTTCCTTACAATAGCCCTTTCTTCCACTTCCATTTCCATAACATCAAAATTATAATCAACTGCCATTATCTAATACCTCAGCATCTTTTATCTCTTCTTTCATTTCTTTTGTATCAATAGATAAACCATTCATACGATTTAACATATTTTTGACAGCATCTTCAGAAACATTGATAACATTCTGAGTATTATTCTGAACAAAACTGTCAGATTTTGCTTTCTGCCATCGGTTAGGCGATCTATTAATCAATATCATTTCAGCAGCACGAGCATCCGGTGGAATTTCTTTTTTCAATATCTTTTCTTTTTTCTGAACAAGTTTCATCACACCATCTCTATCTGGTTCATAAATATTAGTGATTTCTACATCAGTAGTATTCATTCCAATAGCACGTCTCTCTTGAGAAGATTCAACTCTTTCAACCATGCTCAATTTTCCTTGTGCAACTGCATTCCTAAACTCTGGAAACCATCTTTTAAATAGATAAAATTTCTTTCTGCTCAATCCCAAAAAAGAAAGTATATTCTTTTCAGATTCTTGTGCATAAATCATATTGGAAAGTTGAAATAATTTGTTACCTACATTGCTTACATAATCAGCTTTATCCTTTTCTGAAGGAAATCTCAAATCAATTATATCAAACTTTTCATCAGGAATTTCACGGGGAATTACATTAATAGATTCATCAAGCTTCTTATCATTCAACCAACTCTCATTATCTATTTTAACCAGTTCTTCCGTCATTTTTGAAAATTCCTCTTCATAACATTTACCCATTCATCTGCATGAGTTTCCAAAATCTGATTATAAGACCTGTCACGGGCTTTCTTAACCTGATCCATATAGAACTCCTTATCACTGAACAATCGAGTTGCAAGAGTATTCAAATCGTCTCCATTGGTGAATAGAAGGTCTGTCTTTCCTTGATACGGAGGAATATCCTGTAGCAAAATAGGAATACCAGATTTATCAGCTTCATAAAGTTTTATTGCACTCTTACATCTATTAAATATACAATCCTTCAAAGGCTGAATATAAAGAAGAGGCTCCACAGAATCCCGGCTGTACAAATAATTATAAACATTTTGAGATTTTACAAATTTAATATCAGCTCCGCAATCTCTTAAACGCTTATTGCTTCCTCCTTGAATAAAGAATTCATATTTATTCTTATTTGCTATGATCCAATCCAATGTGCTATCAAAGTCATCACAATTATCAGCAAGTCCATTATTACAAAAATGAGAACTAGAGCATGAGATAAGAATTCGGGGGTGTCTATGAAAATCACTGTATCTTTTTGAGATTTTTTCTGTGTCATATAATCCGTTTCCCCAAAATGCAGGAAGGTAATTATCAATTACTTTAAATTTCTTAATGTCAAGATTCAGCCGTTTGGAATAGTATTGTGCAAGCACATCAGTTGTAACGGTTACTATATCTGAACCTTCCATAAAATGTTTAACCGTTTCATCTTTTATTTGTTTATAAGAATCCTTATATTCATTATAATCTGGAAAATCATCGGCAAACATAATATCATCATAATCCGTAATCACAGAAAAACCAAGTTCATTGGATAGTGCTTTTACTTTATCAAAGTAATTTGTGCACATATCCAAAGCAACTCTCTGCAATCGTATATTATCACAATATGTCAAAAATTCAATATCCTTAATAAAAGAACCACTTTCATTAAAAATGGCAGAATCTCCATAAGCTGAAGAGAGAATAGCTGTAACGGCTCTGCTTCTATAAAATGATACTGCTCCATTTCCTAAATAAGAAGAAGCAAAAAGATATTTATTTTTTAACATAACTCTCCAAAATTAAACAAACTATTACTTTACACAAAGAATCCATTATTAAATTATGCAAGAGTTTTTAACCACAGTATAATCGTGGTAGGTGACATACTCTTGCTTAACCTATAATCTCTCTAACTATATAATATAGCACATCTTTTTTAAAAATCAAGTATTATTTAAAAAATAATTGCTAATTTTTAAATAATTTACTCAATTTCAGGAACATCCACAAATGTTCTACGAGGAAATTCCCATTCCCTGCGAATCTTATTTGCGGCAGAAATTGGAATAAAATATCCAACAATCCTTGTATAATAATCCTTTACCTCTCCTCCACATTCAGGGCATTTATCATGTTTTCCCTGAGTATAATGATTATTAACGCAGTATGTCATTATTGTATTAATGGCAAAGTGTTGATTATTGCATTTTGCCGCAAATTTAATAATATGCTCTGCTTGCTTTTTACTAATCTTTTCATTAATCTGTGCATGTGTGATTGCACCTCCGCTAAACAACAAGTCATAGTCTCCTGCTTCTTCCAGACGTTCATAAATGGAAGCTTTCTTCCAAAGCGGAACAAATTGATTGGAATACATTGTATATGGCTGATTTTCTTTTCCAAAAATAATTGCATCAACTTTACTAAGCTTCCAGCAAAGAGTTTCTCCGGGTACAAATTCAGAATTATTTGGAAAATTCAATTCTCTAGAATAGATGTTGCTTTTATCCTTAAAGAAAGAAAGCAAATCACGCATAACATCCCCTTGGATATTAAACTTCTTCTTAAGAGTTTCTGCACACTCTACAATACCAGCACATCCAAAAGTGCTGAACAAACGATCCATTGAAAAAATCTTATTCATGAAAGGCTGAAGTCCTGCATCTGTGAGTCTTTGAATAAGGCTCCTATGTGCTTTCAGAATCTTTGCAGTTGAATGAATGTTTTCATTAAAAATCTTCCAAAACTCTTCAATAGTATTAGCCATTAAAGCAGGGCGCATAAAATTTACAGTGACTACTCGAATTGATCCCATTGAAACTGTAACATTTCCCAAAGAAGATATTTGACTTCCCTGCTTAAGCAATTCCCCGTCATTAATAAGTCTGCAACAGGAACATTGCTTATCTCCTTCAGAAATAAAAATATTATACCTAGTCATATCTGCATTATCAATCATCCATCTAAACCAAGAAGTTTCTGAAACTTCACCAGTTGAAAGTTTTGTAAAAGCACAGGTAGTAACTGGAAATCTGAATTGCGTTCCTCCTTGAGAAATATTTCCAGCATTAAAAACCTTTACATAAAGTTTCTGGACTTCCAGAGTATATTTCACAATCTCGTCAATGGAAAATTCAGTTCCATCTGGCTTTGTAAATTGATATTGATAATCTTCAGCCATTTTTGCAAGTTTAGCATCATCTGAAAGCGTAACATTGCTAAACGGAGGTTCACATCCAGACCTAGATAAAAAATTCAAAGAATAGATCAAACTCTGCATTTCATTTTCAATGCGTTTTCTAATTACCGGATCATTGCAAATATCTTCATAGGAAACAGGTTCTCCAAGAATCCCTTTATAAGACATAAGAATAGAAGCACAATCAATGAATAAAGTAGAAAGTGCAATAGCTCCGGCAGTATGATTGCTAAGCTGATGAAGCATCTCACAAACAGCTCCGATATAAGAATCCAACCTTCTGGCAGGAGTAGAGGGTGCTACTCCAAAATTACGCCCTTCCTGCACAAGAAAGTTTGTAGACATGGCCCAACAATAAACACGTTCCACTTTGGTACTATCTGCAAGATATAGAGAATAATCATACATAAGCATGGAAAGCCTGTCTGCTTCTTCTTTTCCATACATGGATTTCATTTCACGATAAAGAATATCAGCTCCATACAGCTTTCTGATAGGATTAAATGCTTCTTGAATAATAGCTTCAGAATTCACTTCATTTTTATTTGCGTTTGGATCAACAGAAATATCTGCAATCTTCCCAAGCATGAAATTCTCAATATTAGCAAGAATATTAAATCTCTTTGGATCAATCCCCTGTTCTTTCAGAATAGGATTTGTCAATTCTTCCTTATTATATTTCTCTTTCAAATGTTTTTTCAATTTATATGTAATATTTTTTCTTGTAATAGCCGCTTTTGCATCTGCTTCAAAACAATTAATCTCCTGCTCAACTTGCTCTTCATCACTCATATTATTTTCTTCCTTTAAATTTTATACATAATAAGCTTTATAATTCTCAATGCCAATAATATTCCCATCAGCCAATTTAAAAATCTTCTGATTAGTATTTACATCTTCCAGACTCTTCCCTTCCCATCTCCCTGTTTTAATCCAATCAAGAGCTTTCAAAACTTCCTTACTATAATCATCAACCTTTCCTCCGGTATACAATAAAGTTTTCATTCCATATTCTTTTACAATTCTCAAATATTCAATAAGATTCTCTCCACAACCACCATCTCCAAGAAAACATACAAAATCCGTATACTTTCTTTTCTTATTAAGAATATCTCTGAATTTCTCCAAACTCAAAGGTTCTCCAATAGGCTTCTCTCCATCTTTTCCCCAAGAACATCCATCACAATGAAATCTGCAACTCTTATTTGGAAATCCTACAAAAACAGTTAAACTTCCAGAAGAGGACATTGGAGCCTCTTTCCATGTAATCCCTATATCAAAAATGTTTATCATTTGAACTCCTTCATGTGATATAATATATAATAAATTTTTCATAAATCAAACCGAAATCTGAAAAAATTAGATAAAAAATCCACCATCATTTTAACTACGGTGGATTAATTACTATATAATATAGCACTGTTTTACAAAAAATCAAGCTCATTATATTTGTTTATTTTATATAAATCTTTTATAAGGAGCTTGACACTTAAATCTGTAACACAAATGTTTATTTTTTATTTTATTTATTAATTTCTATGCTCTTCAATCCTCTCTTAAATTCTTTTCTTCCACTAGAAATCTTTCCATTGAATTCTGGAATAGTTTTAATAATATTAATCACATGCTCAGCAGTAATTCTTCCAGAGCATTGAAACATTTGAGGAGTCATAAAATGCTTAGGACAAATATCTTCAGGCTTGATTTCTTCAATTTCCAACTGCTTGCATCCTGCTTGCATTTTATCAGACCAGCAACTATTGCAGAAGTGCCAGTTAATTGCCCTGTATGGTGTCTTAAACTCGTTTTCTGGATGAGAGAATCCTCCTATTACAACAGTAGGAGTTTTAGCAAGCCAAGATAGCCAAGACAACCCACTACATAATCCAATAAAGAAATCAGCATCCTTAATAAGATTCAATCTATCCTGCAATGGAAGTTTACCTGTAAAATCTTCTGCTCCATTATCAGGAAAATGACAGGTAGAAGGAGAAGTCTGTTCATCTGCATTATTAGAAGCATCAATAATAAAAACTCTATATCCAGCATTTTTCAAAAAAGAAATAACAGAATTCCATCCTTTAGGATTATTCCATTGTTTCTGCACATTAGACGCTTTTGCTGAAATGCAAACATATTTATCCTTAATCATTCTCGGAGCAGAAAGATCAACTTTTGCTCTGGTAAGAACATTACCCATCAGTCCAAGAGCATAGGGGATGCTATTTGCAAATCCTGCGAATCTCCAATCAAATGGAAGTTCCAACATTACTTTATTATCCTGATTCTGGTCAAGAGCCAGAATATACATAGCATAGAAATCTTCTTTGGTAGTATCAACTTTCTCAACAAATTTAATCTCAGGATATTGTTTCTGAAAAAGGAGAGATGTAAGAGACTTCATAACTACTGTAACATGACATTTATTCTTCTTCTGAAATTCTGGAACCGAAGAGAACCAAGCAATATCATCTCCAATACCACTATAGAAAGGAAGAGAAATAACAACATTCTTTCCTTTCAAATCCATAGTATGCTCGAATAGAAGTTTTCCTTCTTTCAGAATCCTGAACCTATATTTTACAAAATGCCGTCTACGGCTTTCCAATTTTCCATTCTTAATCAAAACTCCACGACTGATAAGAGTATTTGTAAAATCATCATACAATTCATAATCATATTCATTATCCTGATCCAGAGAGATAATCCTCAATCCGTTAAGGAAATCATAATAAACCATTCCAAAAGCATTATATCGAGGAATATCACCAACAAATACACTGGACGAACCATAATTATAGACTTTTGAAGGATCAATGAAAACCAATCCTTTTTCTTCCATCTGCTTAAGTTTTTCAGGAGTCATTATTAATCCTTCAAATATTTTGTCTGATAAGTCATAATCATTTTAAGTGCAAAATCTTTGGAAAGATCAGAAACAACTTTATAAGAAGTTTCATATGGAATATTCTTCAAAATATTTTTAGCAACTTCATTCAAATCGAATGGAACAACATAACTTTCCAAAATAGAATCCCAATCTTCCAAATCTGGTTTATCAGATTTACAACAAACATCATAAAGTTCTTTCAAATCAGAAGGAATATTCTTTCCAGAAGAAAAATTCAAGTTCTCTTCTTTTGTTCCAAATTCACCAGAAAATACCCAATAAAGAAAAATCTTATTAACATCCCCAAGCTTGAAACAAATATCCTCTGCTACAATACGAATAGAATTTTGAACAAGAATTATTGATTGATATTCTTCTTCTGTTCGTTGCTCTACTTTTGAAACTTGCTTGTAACACAAATAACTCATTTCAAGAATACTTACTTCCTTCTTAAACTCTTCAAACTTCATAATGCTCATAATACTTTCCTTTCTAATTTTTGTATAATATATAGTTCAAATTCTAAAAGTCAAGCATTTTATCAAAGAATTCCAGAAGATTTTACAGTAGCACGGGAAACAATCAACATGCTATTAAAAACCATTTTATTAAGAACCTCTTCAGAAATGAATTTCAAAGCCCCTTTACTGCAAAGAATAGCATCATGCAGGGAAATCCATATATACTGTGGGAAAGCCTTGCGGAGAGCCGGAAGAATGAGTTCTATGATAATCTTAGACTCAATCCTCTGAGAGATGATAGACATATTCAATCGGGGAAGATTTGCCATAAACTTAAGTACAGGTGTAAGCAGTCCTTTTTGACGTTTTTGCTTGGCAAGAGACTTTAATCTATTAACAATAGGCTTCAAATTCATATCTTCAACCTTTTTACAGGCATCAGCAGAGAAAATTAGGAACTCACGGAACTTTTTAAAGGACTTTTGGAGAGCCGAATCAGCAATATGATGGTAAAAAGCGGCAGTAATCATGAAATTCATATAAAGATAATCGGCTTTTCTCTCGGCGGCAGAACGGTTCTCCATAGCATCAAAAAGGGAAACAAATGTTTTATCAATTTTACGTTCGCTGTATGGATGGCTATCTATGGTATCCCCCCTGCTATCTTTATTCTTAGAATCATTCTCTTTTCTTTCAAGATTCTTCTTATAATTACTAATGATATGAGATTTAAAAATTGGAGAGAATTCTTTCTCGTACTTATAATCTAGAACAATGTCAGACGGATTAGAATAATCCTGCATAAGTTTATTAATCTCTATGGAGTGCTTGATAGCACTTTTAATTTTCTTTGGACCAAGAGCTTGTTCCAATTTAGTATAAGTCATTTCCTTCAATCTTCTCTGAGAATTGGAAGAGAACATAAAAGAGAGTAATGATTTCTTGGCATCTTTACGGATCGAGTCCTTATCATTATATATAGAGTATAGAATAGAGTTATCAGAATTTTCAGCGATATAGTTATATAAGTCATTTTCAGCGTTTGTGAAAAAGAGAAGAGCTTCTGAAACTTCCTTCATTCCTTTTCTGTCTTTTCTTTCTTCAAAGTATACAAATGCACAGGAAAGCATAATCAGGACAAACATAGCATGAACATCAGAAGCTTCCACAATCTGTTCATGGTTATTTTCAAGGCAGTCTCTATAATCCTTAGGAAGAGTATGAATATAGTTGTAAGCTCTTCCATGAGCAATCTTTGTTTTATACTTCTTTCCATTGAGGCTTTCTTCAGCAGCATGGATTAAAGACATTCTGATAGCTTCTTTAGGATATTTCTTTCTGAACTCCATGAAATTCTCTTTGGTATAAGCATAAGTAACACCAAACTTTTTCTGAGTGATTTTATCTGCGGTATCTGCATTGAACCAGACTTCATGATACTCTTCATCAAGCTTTTTATACTCTTCAGGATTTTCTTTTTTATGTTTCTCATAGTAATCACTGATAATATCTTCAAGTTCATGTAAATATTTAAGGATATTTTCTGAATCTGGCAATTCATCAATATAGGTTTTCGCCGATTCTTTGCACATCTCTACCGAAGGATCATAAAAAGTGGAGTTGTAACCATAAGAAGAAACTTTCACACCTTTGGTAATTTTAAGAATTTCGATTTCACGAAGAATTTTCTTAGTTGCTTCACAAGTATGCTTGCTTCCAAAATACTTATCAAGGATTTCATAATTCAAATCCACAGGTTTCTTTTTGGAATAGGCAAGGTCATCATAGGAAGTTTTGGTATCAATGTAGGAAACAAACGCATAAGCTCTGTCTCTGCATTCCTTGCGTTTTTTCTTTTGAAAAACTTTGAATGCAACATTCTGGCGAGTAAACTTATATGAAGATGCTTTTGTTATGAACGGATGCTTTATCATTTCTATGTCCTTTTTAACTATGTCCTTCTAAATTTTATTAAAAATTGATTCAGGATGGGAAGAAGGACTAACCCGTCAACGGTTCTAGTTTCCGTTTTACCTGAATCAATAATATACTATTAATTCTTCTTTATATATAATATAGCACGGTTTGTACAAAATTCAAGTGAAAAATTAAAAATAATTGAAAAATAATTGAAAAATTACTAAAAATGATGCTTGACAATGGTTTCTACCGGTGTATATTACATCAAGAAAAGAAAGGAGAAGATTGATGAGAATAAAAATTTATTCGAGAAAAGAGATGGAGGAGGCAGTAAATAATCATACAATTCCCCACAATGAACCAATCATCAGTGTCTATGATATTGGATATGAGAGTGTAGTTCCTGCTGAGTATAATGTTCTGAATCTTCAGTTTGATGATGTAACTCCATTTCTGATTGATAATCATCTCTGCCATCCTTACTATGAAAATGAATTTCTGACAAGAAATCCTGTATTGTTCAATAAGAATATGGCTGATGATGTTTACAATTTTGTTTCGGCTAATTTAATAGCTCATCATAAAGTATACGATACTAATCATATGTTACTGCATATCAACTGCTTTAAAGGAATGTCACGCTCTGTTGCCATTGGATTGAGCCTCGTTTTGAATCATGTTGGATGGGATTATTTTGATTATAAGGAGTTCATAACTTCTGATTACTATATCAACAGTGTGATTAATGAGTGGGTATTCAAAATCATGACCATTGAGATTTGTAAAAACAATTTTATAGCCTGAATAAACTTTTATATAGGAGAGATAATGGAAGAAGATAAAAAAACAATTTATGAGATTTGCAAAGCTTGTGGAGGAGTTCATGAGCTGGAAGTAAGGATTCAGCAATCTTGCAACCGTTATGCAAAGAAATCCAGTGTGAATGATTATATTGAGCATATCATTACAAAACGGGATTATCTGATTAACGGATATGAGCTGAAAGAGTATGATGCTTTTTTTAACGGGTATTATTCTGCATTGACAGATTCAAATTGTAGCGGAGTTGAAATATGATTAAAGTTTGTGAAGAAAGTGGTAATTTTCAATGTGCTTTTGATGAGTGTTTTGTAAAAGATGAACTGGATGGGAAGGTAAAAGTTATTAAAAGGATGTTTATTGAATCAAGTGATACTCCCTTCCTATGTGATAGGTGTCATTCTGAATATGCAATTCAACTGGATTGCGGATATAAGAAAAGGCATCATGATGCAACCTTGTGCAAGAAGTGTATTACTGAATTGGATAATATTAAATTTTAAACAAGAGAGGTATAAATGATTAATCTAGTTACAAGCTCTTCCTGTGGCATTTGCAAGTATGTTAAACTTACTTTGAATTCTAAGGGTAAAGAGTATACTGTTTATGATGTATCCTCGCCAGAGGCACTTGAGATTGCAAATAAAAGCGGAATGAAGAGTTTGCCTATCATTGAAGTGGATGGTTCGTTCTTTTGTGGTAAAGATGCACTAGTTTATGTTAAGGAGATGATTTAAAATGTTTTTTGATTTTAAGAAAAAAGTAAGGATTAAATATAGCTTTGTCGAAGGATGTGAAATTCCAATTCCTAAGAAATTGACAAGTGAACATGGATGGGATTTATTCTCTTCTGAAACTGTTATTATTCCTGCACGATCTGTTCAACATGTTCATACAGGAGTTTATGTTGAACTTCCTGAAGGATATAATATGGAAGTGATTATTCGTCCTGATATTTCCTTCAGTAACTGGATTGGACTTGCAAATGGAATTGAAGTAATTCATTCAAATAATAAAAAAGAAATTACAGCTCTTCTTATAAATTATGGATTGTATAGTTATACAATCAAAAAGGGTGATAAGATTCTTCAAGGTATTGTTCATAAAATTCCAGAAGTATTTTTTATTAAGGATGAAGGGTAAATATCATGAGTAAAGAATTGTATATGAAAGTTTTAGAAGAATATAATAAATCTGGTGAATTGATTCCCATTGATTCATGTGAAGATGGATATATTTATGCAGGGATTGGCAGGAACTTTGATGTAGCTTTTTATGTGGATGGAAAATTTTATGGAGAAAGATATAAGTTCCAAACAACTTTCATAGATTCTGAACTTCATTGGAATACAGGTGTTCCGTATGGAACTTTTGTTCCATTGCTCAGATGTGAGAAATATGATAAGCCCTTTAATTTTGAATATATGGAAAATGAAGATTTGCAGAAAAGATTGAATGAGTTGACTGAAGAACTTGAAAAATAAGGAGAAAATTTGAAATGAAATATTTGGTTGCTGTTGAAGCTGTTAAACTTGATTGGAATACTTGGGAAGAGATTTGCAATTTTGTAAGTCCAGCCGCCTTTGGAAAAGGTGTGTGGGTAAGAAAAAATAGTTCAGAATATTCTGATAATCCCTTCAAGGATGAAAACCTTACTGACCAGCGTATTGGATTGATTCTTCATACATTTGAAGGAGATCATCTTGCAGTTCAAGGTGATTTTATTATTAAAGGTGCTTATGGAGAATTTTATGCCAATTCACCTGATATTTTCGAAAAAAATCATAAGAAGGTTGAAACTGATAAGTGAACATTGTAGTTAAAAAAGTTACTGATATTTCTCTCATGAAAGAAGCTGTTGAATTTGTATTTGGAGTAGAGATGAAAGCATCTTATGCAAAGTGGATCAAATCTGGTCATACTCCTATAAGAACTCAATGGTATGCTTGCTTTTGTGAAGTTCCCTATAGTGTTGCCATGCAGATGAGGACTCATGATAAGAATGGTGCTTTGTTCTTGATCGAATCTGGCAGACCTGATATTGGCTCTGCAAAAACTCATACAAGAGATTCCATAAGGAAGATGTTCTTCATGTTCAATGCACAACATATTATGGATTGGTCACATAAAAGGCTTTGCAATAAGGCCGAAGATAAGACTCGTGAATTTATGAGTGAATTAAAAGATAAAATTCATGAAATTGATCCTGAATTAAGTGATGCTATGATTCCTATGTGCAAATATCGGAATGGGATTTGTGGAGAATTTAAACCTTGTAATCAGAAAGGATAAATATGATTAGCCAAGTAGAATTGAATAAAATTTACACTCTAGGTGATAAACAAGTTGTTTTGATACTTAATCATGAACTTCCAGAAGGAGTAGTCGTAGTTGATAAAGACCTTCTTTGTTCTGCTGTAGAATTCAACTCGCTTAAAAAATTTAATGGATCATATGATTTGCAAGAAATTGTGAATGATTTCATAAGAGTTGGAGATGCAGATATTGATAACCGGAGAGAGTTGAGAAAATGTTTTGTTTTCAAGAGTGATTGGGAAATTGATTATGTAAAACGAAATTATACGATTTACACAGATTCTGGTTATGCTTGGGTAAGCTATCTATCAGTATTCAAGACAAACCTTACGTGGATGGATGAGAATCTCAAGAATATGTCAAATCCAAATACAAGAATGCTTATAATTCAATCCTTGTATAACTCCATTAAAGAGTGGGAGTATACTAGGCTTGAGAATATTAAAAAATATAATCTTGATATTCCTGATTATATTGAAGTATATAATTATAAACTTAAAAAAGAGGAGAATTAAAATGCCTGTTCATAAAACTACTGGAAAAGGTGGTAGGTCAGATTGTTTCAAATGGGGAAGTAGTGGAAAAACTTATTGTGGGAAGGGTGCTAAACAAAAAGCTATGAAACAACAGGCAGCAATTTACTCAAGCGGATATAAAGGGAAATAAAAATGGAAAATGAGAAAAGTGTTACAGTGACAGATACACAGAAATTGATTCAGGATGTTTGTAAGGATATTTGTAAATTCCTTCTTGAGAAGAATCGTAAGTATGGGGATTCTGCTGTAAATCCTATCCGCTGTTTCTCAAAGGCTGATTCTGTAGAACAAATCAAAGTTCGTATTGATGATAAAATTAACCGAATGATGAATAGGCAAGATGATGATGATGAGGATATTGAGGAAGATTTGCTCGGATATTTGATTCTTCTGAAAGTCGCGAAGAAGAAATTGAGAGGTAACTTAAATGAAAATCGAGGCTCCGAATAAACGATTAAAGGAATTGCAAGCACTTCCATTGGAAAGGAAGGTTGGGTTTACCATAGCGAGGATTACAGAATGGCATATATACTATAAAGGAAATGTATATATCTCATTCTCAGGAGATAAAGCAAGTATCGTTCTCTTGTATATTTCAAAATTGCTTTATCCAGATATTTGCTTAATGTATATTGATCTATCTTTGGATTCTGATAAAGTCAAGGAGTTTATAAAGAAACAGGATAATGTTGATATAGTAATGTCTGAAAATGATTTTAAAGATAAACCTTTGGATATTGCTCAAGAGGAAAAGAGAAAGTTATCTAAGCAGTATGAAAAAGAAACTGGATACTTCCCTATAATCGGAAGTAAGACAGAGGATTCCAAATCATTTAAATCAATATGGCTGAAAAATGGGTGCAATATGTTTGACGGTAGAAATCCAGAAAGCAGACCCATGAGCTTTTGGAAAGATTATGATGTTTTTGAGTTTATTAAAATTAAGAATATAGAAACTGGAGGAATTTGATGAATAAGTTTGTTGATGAGATTGATGTTAAATTTAAAGATGTTTTGAAAGAGGCTGGAATTGAGGATATTTCAGATAATAGAATGCTTTATGCTAAATTGGGTGAGCTTGTAACAGCTTCTATCAACTATGGAGCTTATTATGTTGCCAGTAATACAACGACTGCAATGAATGAAATCATGGACAAGGCTGAGATGAATGTTTTTGATAAACCTTCTGCAAATATTGTTATATATACTTTGGATGGTGGCTCTGAAAACTTCGAGGAATAATTATTTTACAAAAATCTTTTAAATAACGCTTGACAATGATAAATTTCATGATAGATTAACCTTACAAAAGGAGGATGTATAAAATGAATTTGAATTCAGTTGTAGTTGGAAACAAGATTGTATGGAGTTTTAATGGAACAGTAATTGGAACTGAATATTTTAAAACTGGAAAGGATGCACTGAGGGCTTTGGAAGCATTGAAGAATTCAGCTTATATTCGTTGTAAGAATTCAAAACCTATTTGAAAAAGTTTAAGACTAAAAGAGAGAAAGGGAGTTATTATGAATTTGTGGATTATTGCCTGTCATTGCAAAGATGAGATTGACTTTGAACTTTTTGATTTTCATACTAAGTATGGAGTGTGTATCAGTACTTACAGAACAAGAGATGAAGCAAGAGAAGTTTTGAAATGGATTAAAAAAGATTACCCGTATCTGATTTGCAAAATTGTAAAAACAACCGTTGATCTGAATAATTGAAAGGAAGTTAAAATGACTCTTTGGGCTATTGTAAATCTCAGTAATAAAAAATTTGATTTTGAAATTATGGAACGTCTTGATAATTTTGAAAAATCTCTTGCTATCTATAAAACACGAAGGGAAGCAAGGAAAGCTGTAGAGAATATCAAAGCAGATTATTATCTTTATCATGGTGAAAAGTTGTGTATAATGAAATTGACTGCTGATTTTATGTATTAATAGAAAGGATTAGGAAAATGTGGGCTATTGCATGCGGGGATTCTGTTGTGGAACTTAATAGTGAATATGGAAGGTTTATGGCAATTTTCAGTACAAGAAATCGTGCGCGGGAAATTATGAAGGTTTTGAAGGAAGATAGTTCTAATGAATTGAGCAATAAATCATTCAAGATTCATAAAGTGGATGTGATTAAATCTGAAGATTGATTAAACATATTGTGGAACTATAGCTAAATTGGTTAAGGCAGATGCCTCATAAACATCCTATTTACTGGTTCGAGTCCAGTTAGTTCCACCAATTCAATATTTTATAAATAATTTAAAAGTAAATTTAACTGAAAGGAAATTATCATGATTACAATGTCTCAACTTTACTGGCTCACACGATTGGATTCTATTGGAGGCTTCTTTTGTATTATTTCTATTATATCTGGAATTGTTTCTCTTGCACTTGGTTGCATTATTTTAGCATCTATGGATAGTATAAATGAAAAAGAAGATGAACAAATATTTAATAAAATAATTAAATATTTTAAAACAGCAGTATTTATTTTATTTGCATCTATTCTTACTCAAGTTTTTATCCCAACTACTAAAGAAGTGGCTTGTATTTATGTTCTTCCAAAAATTGTGAACAGTGATTTTGTTCAGAAAGAACTTCCGAAAGAGGGGAGAGAAATTTATTCTATGGCAAAAGATTATCTTAAATCTAAATTGACTGATAATAAAGAAGATGCTAATAAGAAATAATGATTTAAATTTTTATAAAACTTACTTGACAAATAATTTTTATATGATATATTGAGCTTTCATAAAGAAAGGAATACTCAGAATGAGAAAATTAGCATCGGTTAGAAAGGTAGATTCAATAACTCCTATTGATAAAGCAGATAAAATTGAACTTGCTCATATTGGGGGTTGGCAATGTGTAGTTGGTAAGAGTGATTTCAAATCTGGAGCTTATGGAGTGTTTTTTGAAATTGATAGTTTTCTTCCTATTGATGATTCTCGTTATGAATTCCTCCATAAACGCTGTTCAAAAAGATTTATGAATCATGAAGAATTGCTTTATGAAGGAGTCAGGATTAAAACTTGCAAACTTCGTGGAGTTCTTTCACAAGGATTGCTAATGCCTATTCGTTTATTTTCAGAAATTTCAGAAGTAATTGAACAGCAGGATGTTACTGAACTCCTTAGAATTGAGCATTATGATGAACTTTCTGAAAAATATGCTAAGATTCAAGGAAGTTGTTCCCTAAGTTCTGATGCAAAAGGGAACTTTCCTTCTTACATTCCTAAAACAGATGAAGAGAGGATTGAAAATCTTAGTGAATATTTTGCTTCCATGAAAGATATTGAATTTGAAGCTACTTTTAAAGCTGATGGAAGTTCTCTCACTATTTTTTATTCCCCTACTTATCGTCCTGATGATCCTTTTGGAGTTTGTTCAAGGAACCTTGAAAAGAAAGATGGAAATAATGCTTTTTGGAATATAGTCAGGAAATATGATATTCAAAATAAAATGAAAGAATTTGGTAAAGAACTGGCTATTCAAGGAGAATTGGTTTCTCCCGGAATTCAGAAAAATAGAGATTTATTTGAAGAACCTCACTTTCTTGTATTCAGAATCTTTGATATTAAAAATCAAAAATGGCTTACTCCGGAAGAAAGATATGAAGTTTGTAAATCTCTTGGTCTGGAACATGTTCATGTGTTTAAGAAAAATTGGAAAGTCTTTCAAGAGATTACTACAATGGAGGAAATGAAATCTTTTGTAAATGGAATGAAAACAGAAAGAGGAAATAATCTGGAAGGACTTGTATTTAAGTCTATGGATGGATTTACTTCGTTCAAAAATATTAATAACAGCTATCTTCTTGAAGAGGAGGATTGATTAAGTGATTACAATTAAAAAATCTAAAGCAGCAGATACAAGAAGTGCTAGTGTAAAAGTGACTAAAGAAATGCTTCTAGAATCTTCTAAACAGCACATTTCTGATGTTGAACAAGCTATGGAGTGGTTCATGTTCCTGATGAGTGTGAAAGCCACGAAACATGATTATACTAAGCTAGAGGATATTGACCAGTTTCATAAAGATTTTGAACAAACTCAAAATACAAAGTGTGATTTTACAAAGCTTCCTTGGTATCAGAAGCATATTAAAGAAGAGAGGCATCATCTTGACCAGTATGTTCCTGAGGATGTGAATATGTTTGATATTCTTGAACGGATTGCTGATATTACTATGGCAGGAATGGGAAGAAATGGAAATGTCTATCCTGATAATCTTCCTCCTGAGGTATTGGAAAGAGCTTATCAGAATACTATAACCATGCTCAAGAATGAAGTTAAGGTAGAGGATTGAATTATGAAAGATTTTACAACTACATCTGATAACAAGGTTATTTATACATTTCCAGCCGGAGAAAATAATGTGAAAGAAGATGCATCCATAACTGTAAAGAAAGATACAAAGAAGATTGAGAAAAACTCTCCTTTATCTAGTTTCTCTGGCGGTTGTGGTTGTATCATGATTGCCTTTGCACTTGTATTCCTCTTTGCATATCAATCTGTTTTCAATTTTCTTATCCAACTTATTTCAATCATTAAAAACTAGAGGATAAAAATGAATTCCAATGAAGATAAGTCTGCTGAAAAGAAATCTCTTTATGTAGTTTCTGAAAAAGATTTTGAAACTATAAAGAGCAAGTCAATCACTGTTGAGAGTGATAAAAAGCCCGTGGAAAATAATGGATTAGAATATTTTTTTATAACTCTTAGTGTAGCTATTATATTCTTTCATCATCAGATTTTCAACTTTATTTATAAGTTCTTTTTATTCTTAACTAAGTGAAAGGCATAGGCTAATGGAATTTGTCACATTTGAAAATGATGAGAAATGTGTTGCTGTAGGATTTAATTTCATATCTATTACTCGTTCTATAGATTGTTTTATTAATGATTGTCAGATTACTATTATTTTAAAAGAAATTTCTGGAGCTTCTATTAATGAATTTATAGATTTTATTGGTATACCGTTAAAAATAATTCTAAAAGATGAAGGTAGGACTGTTACACAACAAATTATAATTACTGAAGTTCATTATAATGGCGATTCAAAGGAATTATTTTTAGGAATTACTTCATTATCTCCAAAAGAAATTCAGATTGATTTTACAGATGAAAATATTGTATCTCCAGAAGAAATTCAGATTAATTATACAGAAGAGAATCCTGTAACACAAAATGAAGAATCAGAAGATTATTGTCCTTACTGTGGCAGTAGTTATTAAAATGTGGGTAAGTTTAATATTTAACAAATCAACCTATAGATTAAATTATTAGAAAGGATAGAAATGCAGAAAATTGAATTTAAAATGGTAGACAGCGGAAAAATTGTTTCAATCGAATACAACAAGATGAGGAAGTCTGAATCTAAACCTAAATCTGATATAGTTGAGCTATTCGATGGAATGGGGCCTGTTGATTTTCCTAGTTATGTAAGATTTGAATATATCGGAATTCCTGAGTATAAAGAAGATTTCAAACTTCTTAATCGTTCAAAAGTCACTTTAGCAGGTGAAGAATATAATAAGCTTAAATCTACCCAGATTAGATTGGGAAAGGTTACTTACAAAGAAAATGCTCGTGGTAAGAAGCATCTGGTTGTTGTAATTCCTTATAATTAAAATACTATTCAGAAGGTTCGTGTTTAGCATGTATCATGGTTTAATACTTAGCAAACATCTTAGTAGAGTAAACATAGCATAAAGAGAAAGTGATACATG